CCTGCTGGACTTTTAGAGCCACACAAAATCCAAACTGCACTAGCAGAAACGATTCTTTTAGAGAACAGTCCTTACATACCAAACTGGCATTTAACCCTAGAACTAGCTATTTTTATCTTTTCTGGGCTTCTTATTTGGCTTCTAACGAGTTCTTTTGGTATTACCCTTAGTCTTACCCTCAGTGTTTTAGTCTTTCTTTCTACTGCTTCCTATGGCTTTTGGACGATTCAAAATGGAGTTTTAATTGATGTAACTTGGAGTTTGATTGGACAATTTATTGTAGCAAGTACCTCTTATTATTTTGCCTTTAGAAAACAATGGAAACTGAGAGAACAAATCAAGAACCAATTCGGTAAATATTTAGATAAAAGAATGGTAAAGAAATTACAAGATAATCCTGATCTTTGTCAGGTCAATGGTAAGAGAGTAGATTGCTCAATAATTTTTACAGACTTACGAGGGTTTACAAAATTATCAGAATCTATAGAACCTGAAAAAGTCAGTTATATTATGAATAATGTTTTAGATGTTCAAGTCAAAGCAGTCAATAAATTCTTCGGTGTAACAGATAAATTTATTGGTGATGCAGGTATGTTTCATTTCAATACAATTATTCCTCAACCAGATCACCACGATTTAGCTCTCAAAGCTGTGAAAGAAATCCAAAAGAATATAGCTGAACTTAACAAAAAGTTTGAAAAAGAAAACATACCAAAAATAGCGATAGGACAAGGTGTTCAATCTGGTGTAGTTTTGGCGGGAAATTTCGGTGCATCTGACAGGTTCGCTTTTAGTTTAATTGGAGACCCATGCAATGTCGCCGCTAGGCTTGAATCAAATACAAAGGTTGTTGGTGAAGATGTTTTAATAGGCGAAGAAACTGCAAAGAATTGTTCTTTTGATTTGGTTGAATTAGATGATATAGTGGTCAAAGGTAAAAAAGATAAACTAAAAGTTTATACATTTAAAAAATGAAAGCTATCTTAAAAAATCTTTTAGGTGCTGTCGCACCAACTCTAGGCACTGCACTTGGTGGGCCTATGGGTGGAATGGCGGCTAAAATCATTTCCGAAACTTTAGGTGTGCCAAATAATAAAAAATCAATTGAACAAGCAATGCAAAATGCTTCACCTGAAGAACTAGCAAAAATTAAAAAAGCAGAACTTGAATTTGAAGCTGAAATGAAAAAACTTGATGTTGATGTTTTTGCTCTTGAAGCACAAGAAAAGCAAGATGCTAGAAAACATTTTTCAAAAGATTGGACAGCAAGAATAATTGGTATTGCAACAATCGGTGGCTTCCTTGGTTATATATTTTTAGTAACCCTGCAACCACCAGAACAGAATTCAGAAGCACTCATAAACCTTGTCCTTGGTTATTTAGGTGGTCTTGCTAGTGCTATTATCTCGTTTTACTTTGGAGCATCTAATTCTTCCAAAGACTAATTTTATTTGCTAGTCTTAGGTTGAACTAATAACGAGGAGTATTTATGTTCGCAATATTAATAGATATATTCGGCATTGTTTCTATGGTTGTTTTTATCGCAAGTTTTATTGCTATGGTTACACCAACACCAAAGGACAATGAATTCTTAGGTAAAATTTATGGCTTAATAGATTTGTTAGCTTTAAATGTTTACAAAGCCAAGGATAAATAAAATGTCTGCTGAACCCTTTGTTTACAATGTTGTTTTAGATCGTGTCATAGATGGCGATACAATCAAGGTTTCAAGCATAGACTTAGGGTTCAGTGTATCTTTACAAAATAGATCAATACGAATTGCACAAATTGATACACCTGAAAGCCGAATAAATATTAAGAAATATCCTGAAAGAACAAAAGAAAAAGAATTAGGACTACTTGCCAAAGCAAAATTAAAAGAATGGTTGGTAGGTGATATAACAATAAAAAGCTATGGGCCTGACAAATATGGAAGAATTCTAGCTGATGTTTTTTGTGAAAAAGGAAACATTGCAGATTTACTAAAAAACCACGAACCGCCTTTAGCTGTTGATTACGATGGTGGCAAAAAAACAAAAGTATGGAGTTAAAATGAAAATATCAGAAGAGGGTAAAGCCCTTATAAAAAAGTTTGAAGGTTGTAAATTAGAAGCCTATAAGTGTCAGGCAGGAGTTTGGACAATTGGATTTGGGTTCACGAAAGGAGTTCAAGAAGGTGATGTCTGGTCTCAATCTCATGCAGAAGAAATGTTAGAAATTGAATTAGAAGAATATGAAGAATATGTCAATGACTTGGTTGATGTGCCCTTAAATGAAAATCAATTCTCAAGTCTCGTTTCATGGTGCTACAATTTAGGCCCTACAAACCTTGTTCAGAGTACCCTGCTTTCTAAACTGAACAAGGGGCTATACGATGAAATTCCACATGAGATAAAAAGATGGAATAAAGTAAATGGTGAAATTAGTGAGGGGTTAGTCAGAAGAAGATTGGCAGAAAGTCTCCTCTGGTCTGGAGAGGACTGGAGCAAAGTGTAATGTCAGAAAGATGGCATGGTGGCAAAGGAAGTAAAAGGCGAAAAGAAGATACTAGAAAAATAAACCAAAATTGGGATAAAATTTTTAAGAATAAAAATAAACATGGCTCTGAGCAAAACACAAACCAAACGATTAGGTAGCTTACTTTCTATAATGTTTGAAGATGGCAAACTGCCAGAACCAATATTAAAAGAATTATTAGACGAAGATTTTGCAAAACTAAAAGGCACTAAATATATTTTGACTGAAAAGGGTCTGTCCGAAAAAAACAGGTTATGTACTCTTGCAGGTTTAAATATTATGTATCAAAGCGAAAAAGATAAAAATGGAAGCCCTCAGATCGCTTCTAACGAAAAGAAATGATATTAGCAAGGGGTTACTATAGCTTATTTCTTATGACCGAATAGATCATCAAATCTAAGCTCTACTCTCTTTGCATCAAATTCAGGCTCTAAAAAACCTTGCTTGACTGCATCACATCTTTCAAAGTATGCCTGATTAATGAAATCATTTTTATTTTGTTCATAAGAACATTTAATATCGTATTGAAAAACTTTACTTATCATATCTCTCCTCTTCTTCCGACTTATCTAAAAAATCTTGAAAGTCTTTTTTTTCTTTTTCAGATAAGTTGTTCCAGTTATCTTGTATATTATCAAAATAATCTCTAAATAATTTACTCATAAATATCCAGTTTATAGTCCTCATTCACCCCAAGGATTTCTCTCATAGTTTTCAAATCCTTAGAAAGTATAGAATTTGTTCCAGTAAATTCATCTTTATTAAAAGCATGGATAAATTCTTCAACTGGCATTTTGAATATCTTAGGTTCTTCGTGATTATTGTAAATTGGACACAAATAAATATGAGTAAACATTTGATTTATTTCAGGTTTAACCCATTCTTTTTTTGACATCGGTATCTCCTGTTTCATAAATAATATATTCGGTTTTTAAATTTTTTTCAGCATAAAGTTTTGCTTGTTCTTTTGTTTTGAAAATAATTCTGGTTTTGTGATACTGACCATTTTCTTTAAATTCAATATGAAACATTATCTACACTCCTTTTCAAATCTTAGATCAATGAGTAAAGATTTCAAATCATCAACTGACTTCACAAGTTTGATATAAGATTCGTCATAGTAATTAGAGCATTTCAATTCTTCTTCAATTTGTTTTTTGGATAGACTATCAACATCTTGAATAATCGTATCTTTTATCCAATCGTTATGTAAACTTTCATCAATCATTTTCTCTCCCTTAAAAATTTGCCACTTCTACAAAAACCCAAGACCACATTGCAACTGTAAATATGCAAAGTACAAGTTCATATAAATCTTGTTTACTCATTCAATCACCTCAAAATATTTTGATGCTGTGATCTGATTCCATTCCAATCTTGAAATCTTGGTGTATTGTTTTTTATTAATTTGTTTTAACCAAACCCATTTGTGACCTATTGATCTGACATCGCAAACCATTCTGCCACTTCTCCATTTGGATATTGTCCAATTATTAAATCTTACTTTTTTAGTCATTTTTTTCCCCCTTGAATTTTGACCATTTTTCGTAAATGTTATTTGCTTCATCTTTTCTTAGATTGAAAGTTTCACGAAGATAATTTGGCACTGCTCTCATATCCATAAAGTCTGTGCCTTTGATGTAATCTAAAACAGTGAAATAAAATTCTGTGTTATCTTTCATATTACAACTCCTATCAAAAATCCAAGCACTAAGAATACAAAGTAATTTCTCAACCTTTTCTTAAAGACAAGATTATGGTTTCTATTTCTGTATCTGAACTTCATTTAACACATACCCCTTAGTGATCTTTCTTGCACTTTATCCCAAATCTCTATATATCTATGCATGAATAGATATTGTTCTTTGGTTTCATAATTTCCTGTTTCAATACTTTCTAGCATACAAACAGGTTTCAAGTTTGGATTGTTACTCCAAAAATTATCAGCTATATCAATCATATAGTTCAACAAGCTGAATTTTATTTTTTCTTTTTTCATTTTTTTCTCCTATCAAAAAAAGTTTATATAAATATTATCTAAAATAAATTATAAGATTGCAACCTTTTTTGGAATATTTATATACATTTTTATACACTATTCTTCTACTCTGTAGTCTTTTGTGATAATTCCTGCTTGTTTAGTTCCACGAAAATGTGCCTTGACCCAAGTAAATTTTCCATTTGGCAACCTTCTTAAATGCTTTCTAACACTATGAAGTGCTGTGCCCCCTGCTCTTACCCCTTGCAAATCACCACTTTTTTCTGTGCTTGAATCTCCAAACATATTGATCACAAGTTCTTTGTGTTCAAACTTTGGTTTCTGTCTGAGATTATTTGTTGTGAATTTTGTTGGTATATCAAACCAGCTTTCACTGTTCCGACCTTTGACACTTTTGACATCACAGATTTGTGGGAACTGTAAGTAAACCATAAATTTAAAATAAGAATCTACGATAGTGAAAACCCAATCTTTTAGTGATTCATTGACATAATCATCTTCCTCATTCTTTTCAATATCAGTCATATCACTGAACTTAGAATTGATTACCTTGAACCCATACTTGCCATCAGCAAAAGCAATTTCATAAATGTTAAAATCAATGATCATCATGTTTGATTTCTTATACCAAAGATTCATTGTCATGTGCAAAGTTTCTTTTTCTTCATCATAGAATTCACCCTCTGAATTTTCTTTTCTCAGTATTCCCTTTCCTTCAAATTCATCAGTGACAAGAATATTTGCAACTGTATGTTCATTTTCCATTTGTAAAAAGGTACTTGGGTAGGGTGCAAAAAACTTTATTTCTTCTAATAAAGATTTTGTTTCTTCTTCCGTGACACAGTTGTTAGCACTTTCATTTATATAAAATTTGCCAGATTGTGTAACAGCTTGAGAATATTTCTTTGTGATATTGTGAAGCAATTTTGGACAAATACTAATTCTTTCTTTAACACCACCATCATCAAGAGGTATATCATTTCTAAACCAATGTGCTCCATTTGGATTTTTTTTAGTGCCATCATTTACATGACGAACAATATGAAATTGCTCTTTCCATTTTTTATCAAAAGCACTTGTAATTTTATTCTCTTCTTTAAGATCAAAATATTCTGACACACCGAGTTGTTTTCTATTCATTTGATCAAAGTCAATTTCCATTGGTTTAATCAATTGATAACTGTGAATTAGTTTTTGTAATACTAGATTATTCATATCAGACCACCGAAAAATGTTTCGCATATTTGTTTTGATACTTACCTAAAATATCAAGTTCGTAAGCACCTCTGTCTAATTCAGTCACACTATCTTCTAAACGAGGGTATTGTCCCCAGACTGGGTGTCCATCATAAGATTCTTCCTCACCTTCTAAACAATACCCAGCTTTTCTAATATCTTCTTTTGTATATGAAGTTTTCTCGTATTTAAACCATCTAACAAAGTAGTCAGCTCTATGGTTTTCAGAATGAAGTTGGAAGAGATGAATAATCATCTCAGCATAATTAGAATATTCCTTGATAATATTATCTGAATTATCAAGACATATTACATAGTCAGTATATATTTCTTTTTTCATTTTTCTCCTATCAAATGTTCTATGTAGAACAATTAAGGGTGTAACATGGGAAAATATTCAGTTGCAATCCAAATATTCTCCCCAGTCTAGGTGAGTTACCGCTTCTCTACACTACCCTTAGTAGTGGTGGGATTTGAACCCACGATCTCCTAAACCTTTTTGTTAGTGTTGCATTACACCTTTTGCAACAGGTCTAATATGTTTTGTTGGAAGCTATCCACCATTATTTCAATATAGGACGAAACAACTCTCTTATTCTCCAAGAATCCTATATGACCTAGCCAATTTCCTACTAATCCGTCAGGCATTTCAACCTTGTACCTATACTTTCTCAACAGTTATCTCTAGTCACCCCACCCTTAACATCAAAAGTTGGAACACATTTATCCCAGTTAAAGCTCGTTGTTAGCTTTGTTAAGTCAAGTTCACCTAGTGCCTTCACAGCAACGATATTGTAGTTTTCATTAACACATCACCTAGTATTACCTTTGGCTCATCTCCATGTGTCCAGCAGGGAATTCAACCCTTCAGGGGTATAAGCCCTGAGTTCCAACTGTCCCTTCAACCAATCCATGAGTTCTGGAACTTGTCATCTTCTCATTTATGGCGAGTTGTACTTCTGCGACCCTACAAAACATTATCACATACCCTACCCTCTCTGCTGTCCTAAGACTGCTCAAGTCCTCAGATATGAAGATGTCTTTTCACCTATGTCTGTTTACACTTGATATAGTTTTAATTTTCGGAAACCATCAATAAATGGTATTCAAAACATATCATTTAGTTAGTTTAAGAAACAAGAACCCTTTCGGTGACAATGTGGTCTGAATCTTGTCTCAGTAGAGTTATCTTCTAGTTTTTTATCGTTTAACTCTCAAGCCGATATAAATATAATAAGGGCAAAAAAAATAAAATGCAACCTTTTTTGGAATATTTTTATACTTTTTTAAAAGGGTATATCAGAATCAATATCTTCAGGGTTATGATCTTCCCACAAATTTCTTGCTAAAATTTTGCCTATATTCTCTGTTAGACCATAGGCTTCAAAGAATGCTTTCTCTGAACCATACTTTGTATGTAAAAGACCATGATGATACATACAAAGAGGAATGACATTTCTATCTGATGACTTCATTCCCATTCCTCTAACTCCGTCCCAAGGTCTTAAAAGATGATGTGCTTGTGTTGGGCCTTTACAATTTTGACTGATCTTCATTGTTTTGAAACAGCATTGCATACTTGCCACAAAGTGCAAATGCACTTTATCTTCAAATCTTTTTTTAGAAGGGAGCTTTTTCTTCTTCTTTGGATATTTTCTTATCAACTTTAAACTCAGCTTTTTTCAATTTTACTTTAGTATATTCTGTTCCCATTTCTGAAACATTTCTCCAACCAGCAAAATCAAAAGCTGTTTTATTGAAATTTACAAGTCCTTTTATATCAGGACAAGTTTCAGGATTCGGTGCTTCTTGTCTATCTTCCTCAGATACTTTTTTAAGCAACCCTGCTGAAATGCTCAGTTCAAATTTATCTGGTTGATCTTTGCTAGAGTATTTTAATATTTGTGCATACTTTTCTTCACCACCAATATTTATCAAACCCTTTCTTACAACTACCACATCTGAACCATGAAATAAATTTCCTGTATTTTCTTTTGGTATAAATTTTTTCTTTTCCATTTTTTCTCCTTAATGTTTAGTGAATAATTTATCGTTTTTCATATCTTCTGAAATAGTAGGCATAAGTTCCAAGAACCTGAAATATTGTTCTTGTGTCATCATAACTCTTATTTCATTATCTTGAATTATGGGTTCATTATCCCAAACCTCATAAAACAAATTCCTCACATCTTCATTTATATCACCACTTGCATAAGCCTGATCAATCATGTTGATGTTCATTTTTTTTACTTCTTTGTAATCTTTTTCTGTTGCCCCATCTTTGACAAACAAAAAATTTCCGTCTTTATCGTTTCCTATCGGTAACATTTTTACTCCTTTATTAATCTATATTTATAACCCTTACCGCCATCAATTCTTTTCCTCACAACAATCTCTCCAGTCATGGGTAAATTATATTTTACTCGGCAAGGGTGTTTTCTCAAATCTCGTATTCCTGCTGAGATAGATGGTTCACCATAAAACTTATTTGCTTTTTGTTTTATGACATCTTGGAGCTCCCAAAATGTCCACCACCTACCATCTCTCATACACAGGTAAATACAATCATTTATTGAAAGTTTATTTTTCATCAAAAATCACTTCTTACAGTAGTTTTTGGTTTTATGGTTTTACTTGCTTCCGCTTGTCTTTTGATAGCTTCAACAGCTTTATTTCCATCGTCATCATCTTTGCTACCAAGCCCACAAGCCATCAGCAAAGAATACCTCTTGCCATACGAAATCGCACTGCCATAAGCATGAGGGTCATTCTTCACAGCAGGTATAAATAAAACACCACTACTTAAAGATGAACCATGTCCATATAAAACAGTTTCTATTCCAACACCCCCTTGTCTTTCATGTGCGACTTGTTGAAAGTAAATACCATTATCATTTAATGGTTTTTTTACTGTACCGAGCACAGATTCTAATGTTGCATAACCACTATTAAAGTAAGGGTTAGTTCCATCTTTTACTACATTCTCAATCTCAGATTGAGCTTTTATCAAAGCATTAATCAAATAATCTTTTCTTTTCATTTTTTACTCCTTAAATAAAATGTTTGCCCCTTTTATTTCAGTGGGCCCCCATTGTTTCATAAAGTTTTCATTCGTAGTATCAGGCACTAGGCAAGACATACGAGCCACTTCATGTATATCACTAGAAAATGACAACATCTGCATCATTTTTTTAGCAATTCTGTGAATGTCCTTGATGTGTTTTTCAACATCGTGAACATGTCTGGTTATAAATTCTTTCTTTGTTTGGGTAACATAAATGTAATCTAACATTGCAATTTTGCCTGTAGCCAAACTGTAAAAAGAAACTTGTCTCAAATGATCGCTTCTTTCTTTAACTGCTGTGCCTGTTGTTTTAATATCTCTAACACAATCATTATATTCCATGTCTATATAACCAGTTATCGGAATAGGCAAATCATCAAACTTATATTCAACCTTGTGTTGTGGTTTTTCAAGCTCACCAAAACTCCTGTAACATGGTATAGCTAATCTTAAAGTTTCAGGTATCTGTGCTTGTTTTTTTGCACACATATAAAAGTCATAATCTTTTGCATGACCAGCATCTGTGATTTCTTTATGGACAACTTCGTATCTATCCATACAAATGAGGATAGCTTCTTCAATATCAGATTCAGGCTTCATACAAGCATGAGTAATTCCAAGCTCCACGATGTTACCAAAAGTCATTGCAGGGCTATATGCTTTATCTCTGTAACCAGCAATATTCACTAACCACTTTGCAGGGTCTGATCTGAATTTGTTAATAGACGATGGAGATAAATGTGAAACTCCATGATGTTCAAATACATTTTTCATTTTTTTCCTTTCAATTTATTCAAAATTAAAATATAATTCCAAAAAAGGAAAAAAGCAATAATGAAACTAAAAAAATACCTAACTCTTTTTGGTCTCAGACAAAATGAATTTTTAGAAAGAATTTACAAAACAACAGGAAAAAAAATTCCTCAATCTACTTTAGCAAAATGGATTTCTGGAATAAGAGTTCCAAGAAAAGAAGAAATATTAATTATCAAAGAAGCTACTGAAGGTCTTGTAGAGCCAAACGATTTTTACAATTAAATATATTTAAATTCCAAAAAAGGTTGTTTTTCTAAATGATATATTCTAAATTTTAGAAACACTTTAGAAATTTATGAGTATAGAACTGCTGAACAATGCATTGAAAGTTGAGGGATATACCCCTACAGCAAAATTCGTTTTAATAATCCTAGCTAATTATGCAGACGAGTTTGGTTGTTGCTATCCATCGCATAGACATATTGCAGATATTATCGGTCTCAAAGATACAAAAGGGGTTGCCAAATACATAAATGAATTTGAAAAAGATGGTTTTTTGGTCAAACAAAAAAGAAAGAATGAAGATGGTGGATTCACTTCTAACAGATATATTTTAAATATTGGAATCCAAAACCCTATGGGTGTGAGAACCAAGAGGGAGAGGGTGTCAGAACCTCACAATACTAAAGAAGATACTAAAGAAATAATAAATAACTTTGAGATTTTGTGGAAAATATATCCAAGAAAAGTTGCAAAAAAAACAGCTCTTTCAGTCTTTAAAAAAATAGATATTGAAGAATTTGATGTGATAAAAAAAGCATTGCAAATATTTGTAACCCATAACAAAAATACTCAAATAAAATTCATTCCACATTTTTCTGCATGGTTAAATCAAGAAAGATGGAAAGATGAATATATAGAACCGAAGAAAAACTTAAATACTTTAGCTGGATAAAAATGATTGATTTAACTGAAGAAAATATAAAACTAAAAAACTTTCAAGATGGAACTCAGAAAACAAAATGTCCTCAATGCCAACCACCCCATAAGATGTCTGACAATCCCCTTTCAGTCACGATCAAAGAAAGCGGTTCTGTAGTTGTTTGGAATTGCCATCATTGTGGGTTTAGTGGTAGTAAATTTGAACAAGACAGATACCGATATTTCAAAGAGCCAAAACAAAAAACTTATGAAAAACCAATAGTAAACAATCAAAGTTACTCTGATTTTATGTATGAGTTTTTTGAAGCAAGAGGAATATCAAAATCTGTAGTAAAAGAATTCAAAATATTCACTGATCAAGATTGGATTTGTTTTCCCTACTACAATGAAAAATCAGAAGTGACAAACATCAAGTATCGTAAAACTAATAAAATGTTCAAACAGACAACAAACTCAAAACCAAGTTTGTATAACTACGATAATATTTATAGATCAGATACAGTTATTTTCTGTGAGGGTGAAATTGATGTTTTATCTCTTGCAGAAGCAGGTTTTTCTAATGGCACAACATTACAAAACGGAGCACCAAAAGAAGCTAAATTCAATGATAATGATGCAAGATTTCAGGCACTCAAACAGAATAAACTTTTAGCAAAAAAGATTATTTTATTTTTAGATAACGATGAAAGCGGTAAAGCATTACACAAAGAATTGTTACATCGGTTTGGGAAAGATTCATGTTGGTTTGTAGAGACACCTTCAGGTTGCAAAGATGCCAATGAAGTTCTAATGAAACATGGAAAAGAAAAACTCAAAGAACTAATAAACAATGCTAAACCATATCCTGTAGAGGGCTTATATACCGCCTATGACTATTCAAAAGAAATACAGGAACTTTATGATGGAAATTACATAAAACCTGTGGAGATTGGCATACAGGGCTTAGACGATATTTACAAAATTATGACTGGAACATTCCATACTATTACAGGCATACCCAATCATGGTAAATCTTTATTTTTAGATCAAATATTATTGTCTTTAGCAAAAACAAAAAATTGGAAATTCGCTATATTTTCTCCAGAACATTCTACTCAAATGCACATAAGAAGATTGTTGCAAATGTATTTACAAAAAAACTTTGATGAAAATTTTGATGAAAGAATGACAAAAGAAGATTTAGAAAAAGGTTTAGATTTTATCAACGATCATTTTTACTTCATTGAAACTAGAGAAGCTGTTCCAAGCATTGAATTAATTTTGAGTATTGCCAAATCAGCTATCTTTAAATTTGGTGTAAAAGGTTTAATCATAGACCCTTATAACGAAATCAATGCCACCAGATCGTCTCAGAAGCGAGAAGATGAACATATCCGAGACTTTATATCGCTGTGTAAAAGGTTTATCAGAGTACATGAATGTATTCTTTGGGTAGTTGCTCACCCAACAAAATTGCCAAAATCTACAGATGGAAGTTATGCTCCACCAACTGCTTACGATATTTCAGGAGCTAGTCATTGGCATAATCAAAGTGATGCAGTTTTAACAATTCACAGAGATTTTGAAGATAACACCACAAAAGTTATTACCAGAAAAATCAGAGAACAAGATTTATATGGAAAGATTGGAGAAAAAACTTTCTTTTACAATTACCGAACCAAAAACTTTGAACTTGATGAAAAAGGTTCATCATGGGAAGATTGGAATGAATAAATATGAAATATTTGTCAATATGTAGTGGGATAGAATCAGCAGGAGTAGCATGGGAAAAACTTGGATTTCAATGTTTAGGTCTAGCAGAAATAGATCAGTTTCGTTCTGCTGTGTTAAAATACCATTTTCCGCAAATAAAAAATCATGGGGATTTTACAAAAATTCAGTTAGATGACTTACCAGAAAGACCTTCTATCATCGTTGGGGGAACACCATGTGCAACCTTCAGTATATCAGGACTTCGTAAAGGACTTGCAGAAGATAGAGGAAACCTCGCACTTGAGTTTATTAAACTTGTTGATCGGATTAAACCGAAATGGTTTGTCTGGGAAAATGTCCCCGGTCTGCTGTCATCTAATGAAGGACAAGACTTTGCAACCTTCCTCGGAGCAATGGCAGAATGCAGGTATGGGTTCGCCTACAGGGTTCTTGACACTCAATATATCAGAACACAGCGATTCCCTAGAGCACTCCCCCAAAGAAGGCGGCGTATCTTCGTTATCGGACATCTTGGAGACTGGAAAAATCCAGCAAAGGTTCTTTTTGACGAAGAAGCATTGCGAGGGAATTCTCCACCGAGCAGAAAAAAAGAAGAAAACATTACCAAAAAATCTACACACCGCATTGTCAGAAGTGATAAATATGTCCAAGACGAAGTAGCAAGTACAGTTCGTGCTAGAGATTACAAATCTCCAACTGACTTAATAGTAGAAAAAGATTTAACAATAATTCATGGAAATCATTCAAGGGTCAATGGCAAGGGATATAAAAAAGATGGTGCTAGTTACACATTGACAGCTACAGAAATACCTTCAATTCATTATGAAGAAAATGAAACATTATGTTTTGAACAAAGGTCAAAAGATGGTACACCAAGAATACACAAAGAAGAAATATCTCCAACACTTACAGCAATGACAGGTGGAAACAGGCAACCATGTATTTTAAAACAAGACATTTTAAGAAGATTGACACCGCTTGAAACTGAAAGACTTCAGGGTTTACCTGACAATTGGACACAAATTCCATACAGAGGAAAGCCAAAAGAAGAAGCACCTATCTCAAAAAGATATGAAGCATGTGGAAGGGCAATGTCTGTAAATGTTATGGAGTGGTTAGGAACTAGAATTCAAAAAGTAGAAAAAGGAGAAATATGATAAAGCGATTTAACTTTAAAAATTTGTCGGATTTTGATAAGCACATAGAATTATCAATTCCGAATTTGAATACCTTAGATCAGATATTCAAAAATATTACACACGAAAATGCACAACCTGAATCTATTGTTTTAGATATGGGTTGTTCTACTGGAAGATTTCTTTCAAATCTAAGCAAGATTCCTGATTGTAGATATATTGGTATTGATGAAGTAGATATGAAAAACAGAAAGCAGGATTTTGAATTTATCAAGGGTGATGTAGAAGAAGATTATTTTTTAGGTAAAACAAATATTTCTTATAAACCACATACTCATAAAGATTTTATTTCAGTTTTAGTCTCAATGTTTTTTCTTCAATTTCTTGGACAAAAGAAAAGGGGAAGAGTAGTTGAGATAATGAAAAATGTTGTTGATGAAGGTGGTGTAGTTTTATTGGCAGAAAAAGTACATTTAGATGATGCAAAAATTCAACAATCATTACACAGACTTCACATACAAGAAAAAAGGAAAAACTTCACAGATAAAGAGATATTGGAGAAAGACTTACAACTTAGTATAAGCATGTTCTGCAAAACGGAAAGTGAACTCCAAGATGAAATAAATTATATCGGTCAAGCGACAAAAGTTTGGCAAAGTTATAATTTTATGGGATATGTCATAAAAAAATAATTTTTACATTTGCATAAAAGTTGCAGTATTATTTGTGAGAATAACTAAGAATTTATGAACAAAAAATCCACAACACAAAAGCTTACAGAAACAGTAAAGTTAAAAATCAGAAATGATTTTGTCCAAGGTGTAAGTGATGATGAAGGTCTGAAGAACTTTCCGACACTTGAGGAACTGCACAAAGAATATAAAGTAGCCAAATCAACTCTCTACAGAGTAGCTAATAAAGAACAGTGGAAAGTAGAAAGAGAACAACTACAAATCCAATACAAAGAAAAAATTGACAAACAAAGAACAAATGCTTTGGTCAAAGAAGGCAAAACTTTAGACACCAGAAGTATCGGAGTAGCAAAAACTTTGATGACAACAATTGAAAAAGCAATTGTGCAGAACTTGCAAAATATAGAAGAAGGCAAAAATAGTTTGATGCCAACTCAAATAAATGCTTTAGCAAACGCGGCATTGACTGCTCAAAAAATAGGCAAACTTGCATTAGGAGAAACAACAGAAAATGTTGAGATAAATGGAAATGTCCAAAACACAGCATTCAGAGAAGCTATGGAATTGCTTGACACAGTTGCAGAGCAACGAAGAACAAGCAACGATAGCTCTGTACACTAAGTGGTTGAAAACTGCTAGACCTAAACAAATCATTCCTGATAATGATGCGAATGTTTGGTTAATCCTTGCAGGTAGAGGTTGGGGTAAAACAAGAACAGGAGCTCAAGATATTGCCTTATATGCACTCAGAAATCCTAATTCAATATGTGCGGTTGTTGCACCTACTCATGGAGATTTGCGAAGAGTTTGTTTCAATGGCCCTTCAGGCTTGATGTCAATTATCCCAGAAGAATGTTTATCTAAAGAAGTATCTGGATATTCAAGTTATAGAGGGGAAGAAATCACTCTTTTTAATGGTTCTAAAATTATCGGTTACGCGGCTATCAATCCTGATAGATTGAGAGGGCCTCAGTTTCACAGGGCATGGTGTGACGAACTTGCGGCTTGGAGATACCCAGAAGCATTTGATCAATTGATGTTTGGACTTCGTTTAGGAGAAAATCCGAAGTGTGTCATCACAACTACACCAAAACCTACAGAAATAATTAAACAACTTATGCAAAGAAAAGATGTTCATTTGACCACTGGTAATACCTTTGAGAACGAAGAAAATCTCTCTGGTTCAGCTTTGAGTATGCTGAAAGAAAGATACGAAGGTACAAATTTAGGCAGACAAGAACTCTTTGCTGAACTGTTAGATGATGTTGAGGGAGCATTGTGGAACAATAAAATGATTGAAAAAACACGGATTAATCTTGAAGAAGAACGAGATTTGAAACAAATTATTGTGGCAATTGACCCTGCTGTAACAGCAAATGAGACAAGTGATGAAACTGGTATTGTGGTTGTTGGCAAAGATTTCAACAATTATTATTATGTATTAGAGGACTTATCAGGTAGATATAGTGCTGATAAATGGGCTAGAATAGCGATAAATGCTTTTTATGATTGGGGTGCTGATCGTATTGTTGCTGAAGTAAATAATGGTGGTGATTTAGTGGAAAGGCTAATTAGAACACACGATACCAATATTCCTTATAGATCAGTCAGAGCTACAAGGGGTAAAATAACTAGGGCAGAACCTATATCTGCTCTTTATGAACAAGGCAAAGTATTTCATTTGGGAATATTCCCTGAACTAGAATCACAAATGTGTTCATATACAGGAGATAAACAAAACAGTCCTGATAGATTAGATGCTCTAGTTTGGGGTCTAAGCGAGTTGAGTAAATCATCAGGTAATGTAAACTGGAGAATAAGCTAATGGCTATATTTGATGACATAAGAAAAGTGTTCGGTCTGAACACTGAGAAAAAACAAAAAGGCTCAGTCATGGGTTACTTCAATGTTGGTACACAAGAAAAAATGTATAAGTATCAAGATTTGGCAAAAGAAGGATATATGAAAAATGCTATCGTATATCGTTGTGTAAATGAAATATCAAAAGGTGCAAGTGCTGTACCATATAGAATCAAGGCAGAAGATTCAATTTTAGAAAATACAGATTTACATAATCTAATAGATAGACCAAATCCACAACAATCCTACACAGAGTTTTTCAATAGCTTATTTGGTTTTTTACTTTTATCAGGAAATGCTTACATCTTAAAAGTAGGTGCAGAGGGTCAAGCTCCAAAAGAATTACACTTACTCAGACCTGACCGAATAGTTATTAAAGGTGGAAGTAATTACATTCCTGATTCGTATGAATATATGGTGAATGGTAGGATTGATAAAGTTTACCCTGTTGATCAAGAGAATGGTTTTAGTGAGGTCAAACATATAAAACTTTGGAATCCGCTTGATGACTATTATGGGTGCAGTCCATTAACCGCCGCGGCGATGGAAATAGATCAACACAATTTAGCAAGTAAACACAATGTCAATTTATTAAACAATGGAGCAAGACCAAGTGGTGCTGTGGTATTTAAACCACAAGACGAAACTGGAATGTCAGTAAATTTAACAGAAACACAAAGACAACAACTATTAACAGATTTAAATAATAGATTTTCAGGGGCCAGTAATGCAGGTCGTCCCCTACTCTTAGAGGGAGACTTTGACTGGAAAGAGATGGGACTGAGCCCTAAAGACATGGATTTTATCAACTTAAAGCACATGAGTGCTACGGACATAGCACTTTGCTTTGGAGTTCCGTCCCAACTTGTTGGTGTTCCTGATTCGCAAACTTATTCAAATGTTGCAGAAGCTAGACTTGCTTTATATGAAGAAACAATCATTCCATATTTAAGAAAAGTCGCTTCCGATCTAAACGAATGGTTAATACCTATGTTTGGAGAAAATATAGATTTTGAATTTAATATTGATGACATTCCTGCTCTTTCTGAAAGGAGAAGATTGATTTATGCAAATGTAACTAATGCTGTGGCACAAGGAATCATTACTAGAAATGAAGCTAGAGAAAGGCTTGGACTTTCCCCAGTTGAAGGTGGTAATGAGCTTTATATCTCAGCTAACTTGTTTCCGTTGGGGTCTGAACCATTACCACCGCCTGATAATGAAAAAGACTTTGAAGATTTTGATGACCTTGATGATGAATTTAAGAATGAAACTAAAGCAACAGATTTTCCAAAAAGAGGAGATGATAAAAAAATATCTTTAAGAAATAGTAACTATCCACAATTTGATTATGATTTTGCCTTGAATGTAAAAGAAGATGGTGGAAGTGTGGGGAAAGATATATGGAAAGCTGGTGGAAACATTAGGGGTAATGAAGCATTTAATTTATGGGGTAGAGCAAGAGAAGGAGATGAAAGTCCTGCTGTTCTGAAATGGATTAAGGAAAGAGAAGCATGGGCGGCTAGACATAGTGTAAATGACGGAAACCAATTTGTAGGGGGAGACTTAGAACCAAACTTATCAAATGTTTCAGGTGTGGTCGCCTTAATGAAATGGGGAGTAATAAACCCTAAATTAAAGGCTCAAGGAATGAAAGATGTAATCCTAGAGCTCACAAAAAAGCTAGAGGGTAGGAAAGAGCCAGATGAAAAAATAAAGCCCTTAGAAAGCGATTCTCACATTCCAATTGAAGTAGAAGAAAAACAAGTTTCAGCGAAAGTAAAAGAAGCTCTCAAAAATAAAGTTGATGAACATAACGAAAAATATGGAGATAACAAAACCAAAAGAGTGACTTTAGGAATGTTGGAAAAAGTATTTCTTCGTGGTGTTGGGGCCTTTAATACAAATCCAAGTTCGGTAAGGCCTGGAGTTATGAGACAAGGTGGTGCTGATCGCTGGGCCTTTGCCAGAACGAATTCATTTTTATTTGCCTTGAGGACTGGTAGATTTCAAGGCGGAAAGCATGATACGGATTTATTCCCTGAAGGACACCCCCTAAAGTCTAAAGGGCCTACTGATTCGCAAGGCAGACCTAAAAAATAATGCGACATGCTATCCAAACAAAGGCATACCGCAAGAGAAGGTTTAACACTCGTTTTGAAATAAGAACACAGCTTAGATTAAGAAATAATTTAGAAAAAGCATTTCACAGAAATATAAGAACTGTGCTAAATAAAAATGCTGATAGAGTTGCCGATGAACTACTTTATGCAGTTGATTATGACCCAGATGTAAACACAATAAGACTTTTCAATAGTCTGTTTCCTGTGATAGAAAAGAATCTAAGAAAAATATTTGAAGCATTTATCAAATACAATATTGAACTTTATGACCCAGATACTAAGAATTTAGAGTTTACAACCTTTGGTACAGCAGTCACTTTTGAACAAATATTTAAAGAATATCTACGAGAAAGAAATATTATTTTTGAAACTTTGTCGGCAAATCAGTCAAGACAAATAATGAGAACGATTAGAAATAAAAGAAATGAAAACCTTACTTTGCCACAATTAGCTAGAGAGGTTAAACAAGCTATAAGAGGATTCAGTTTATTTAGATCAGCAAGAATTGCGAGAACTGAAACCCATAGTGCGGCGAGTTTTGCATCGCAAGAATACAATAAAAAGATCAGCGAACAACTTGGTCAAACCCTTTATAAAAGGTGGGTTGCGGTTGGTGATGGCAGAACAAGAGATTCCCATGCTAGAGCAAATGGTCAAGTAAGACAAATGGACGAGGACTTCTCAATAAATGGAGCAAGAATGAAATATCCCGGTGACCCTAGGGGTGGTGCAAAAAATGTTGTAAATTGTCGGTGTGTTGTTGTCTATGTAGATGAAGAAGATTTGAGTTTGATAGAATAATATATCTTGTGCTAGACTACGAATTTAACTACTATATATAGTGTATGCCGATACCAAAACCGAAAACAGGAGAGAGTAGGCAAAATTTTATGCAGAGATGTATGGGAGATAAGACGATGACCTCAGAATATGAAAATGATCAAAGGTTAGCTGTCTGTGCAAGTTCGTACAATTCAAAAAAGGAAGATTCCGAAGAAGCTAAAGAAGAAATAAGAAAAGATGTTTTTACTACACAAGAAGAAGCTGAAGAAAGAGCTGAAGAAATTGGTTGTGTAGGTTTCCATGAACACGATGAAGATGGAAGAAAAGTGTATATGCCATGCGAAACACATACAGATTATGTGAGAGCAACTGGCGAAGATGTCAAAAACGATGAACCTTTAGAGTTTCACGAAACTGAACACCTTGAATTCAAGACAGAAATAAAAGCCTACCATGAAGAAGAGAACAAAGAAGAGGGAGTTTTTGAAGGTTATGGTTCTGTTTTCAATAAAGCTGACTTAGGCAATGATGTTGTCAAGTATGGAGCATTCAAAAAATCATTAAAGAAAAAAGGAGCAAAAGGGGTCAAGCTCTTGTATCAACATAAATCAGATATGCCAATCGGAGTATTTGATGAAATCAAAGAAGATCAGCATGGACTGAGAGTAAAAGGCAGATTAGCACTAAAAACTCAAGCTGGGAGAGATGCTTTTGAGTTAATGAAAATGGGTGCATTAGACGGACTTAGCATAGGATTTAAGCCGAATCCGAAAGCTACTCACTATGACAAGACCTCAAACAAGAGGATTCTTGAAGAAGTGGAATTAATGGAAATATCTTTAGTAACTTTTCCTATGAATCAATCGGCTAGAATTCGTAGTGTAAAGGGTGAAGATTTTTCTATAAGAGAGTGGGAAAATGGAATGCGAGATGCTTTCAATCTTTCTCGTTCAGAAGCAAAGATGGCGGCAAAAGCTGTACATCAGGTATTTATACAACGAGATGTTGATAGGAATGCTGAATTGGCAGATGCCTTAAACAACCTTAATAATAAATTTAACTCTTGGAGAAAAGATGGAAAATAACGAAATTAAGAGTGCAGTTGATAATATCGGAAATGCTTTTGAGGAATTCAAAAAAGCAAATGATGAAAGATTAGATGCACTTGAAAAGGGTGAAAGTTATGATGGTTTACTGGACGATAAATTAGCAAAGATTGAATCTAAGCTAGATGCATTTGAAGATGTAAACCAAAAAATAACACAAGCCAATCTAAATCAAGAGAATCTCAAAGAGCAAGTATCAAATCTTGAGACAGTCTTAAAAAGACCAAATGCAGGATTAGAAACTAAGCAAATTGATGAAACTCTACAAGCCTTTGATGCATATTGCAGAAAAGGATTTGATGCTCTTTCTGAAGCAGAGAAAAAAGCATTAACAGTATCTAACGATTCAACAGGTGGATATTTAGCTCCACCAGAATATGTAAGAGAATTAATCAAAGATGTGACCGAAATATCACCTATCAGATCAATTGCTAGAGTGAGATCAACAGGTCAAAGATCAATTCAAATACCAAAAAGAACTGGACAATTTTCAGCACAATGGGTAGCTGAAAGTGGCACAAGATCAGAAACAACTGGTTATCAAGTTGGGCTAGAAGAAATACCAGCACACGAATACTATGCGATGGTTGATATTTCTGAGCAAGACTTAGAGGATTCAGTGTTCAATCTTGAAGCAGAAATGCAATCAGAGTTTGCAGAACAGTTCGCTAAAGCTGAAGGCACAGCTTTTGTAAGTGGTAATGCAGTTGGTAAACCTGAAGGCTTTATGACTAACAGCAGTGTTAGTGAAGTAGTCTCAGGTGCAGGTGCGGCCCTTACTGGTGATGGTCTTATTTCTTTGGTTCACAGTATCAAATCAGAATACAGCAGAAATGCTACTTTTGTTTTCAATAGAAGCACATTAGCAGAAATTAGAAAGCTAAAAGATACTGCTGGTCAGTATGTATTCCAAGCAGGTATGATGCTTACAAGTGGTGTTCCTAATTCAGTATTAGGCTTCCCATACATTCAAGCAACAGATATGCCTAGTGTTGGTGCTGGTAACTTCCCTATTGCCTTTGGTGATTTCAGCAGAGGATATATGATCGTAGATAGAATTGCGATGGCAGTCCTTAGAGACCCATTCACACAAGCTACTTCAGGTAATGTCAGATACATTGCAAGAAGAAGAGTTGGTGGTCAGGTAATACTTCCTGAAGCAATTGTTAAACAAAAAGTTTCAGCTTAATAAAGGAGTAAATTAATATGAAAGATTTAAGCAATAACATAGTTCCTGCTGTCAGTTTAGCGGTAGCTGTTAGATCAGCGGCGGCTAACGGAACAGGAGTTGATTTACAAGGTTATGAATCAGCTACTGCTTTAGTAGATGTTGGAGCAGAAGGAGATACTTTATCTTCAACTGTTTTCTTTGAAGTTTCATTAGAGCATTCTGATGATGATTCAACATATACAGATGTAGCACAAGCTGACATCATTGACGGAACTATCGCTTCAGGTGGAATATTCTTGAAGTTAGATGGAACTGCTGGTGGCGACCCTGATTCTGCTGGTGGCATTTTCAGAGTAGGCTATGTTGGTGGTAAAAGATATTTGAGAGCTGTATTAGCAAAAACTGGTACACATTCAAATGGTACACCTTTAGGTGTTATGATTGTCAAAGGACATGCTAGACATTCTACTGACAATGCATTTACACCACACAATGCATAACAATGTATGTTTGAGGGGTGGCAACACCCCTCTTTTTTAATAGGAGAAAACAATGCCTTATCACATGGACAAAGACAAAAAGAAACCTAAAAAGAAAGGTGGACATTTAGAAAACGAAAAACCAAAAAAACCTATGAAAATGGGTCATGAAGAAAAGCCAAAGAAACCTATGAAAATGGGACATGGCAGTAAGCCAAAAAAACCAATGAAAGGTTTTAGTAATTATTTAAGAGGTAAATAATGAAACAATTCAAAATACTTATACCGAAAGCTGGTAGCAATGATGAACATGGATTGACACAAAAATTATATGTCCATGATGAAATTGTAGAAGCTCAAGAGGATTGGCAAGAAGATTTGATGAATCAATTCGTTGCTAATGGTTGGGCTATGGAAGTCAAAGTAGATGCAAAAGCAGAAGAAGGTGAACCAGTAAGAGCTAGAGATGAAAAAGGTCATTATGTAGCAGATGACCCAAATACCCCTGATGTAAATGAAGCCTATGTCGGTGGCAAAGCTCCTGCTAAAAAATCTACAAAAAAGAAAACTACTAAGAAAAAATAAGTCTTGGGGCGGTTCAAAATAATTTCTATAAGTGTATATAATGAAGATTTCCTCAAATACCGCCCCTTCTCTTTCAATTGAAGAAAGGTTAGAAAAACTAGAAGCAGTAGCACATACCCCTAAAGGTCTAGCAGATATGACAGGATTTCAAGAACTCCTTGATCGCTTAGAAGCCTTAGAAAAGCGAGTATCTTCAATAACTTAATAAAATAGTAAATATTATTCAGATGGGTCATCATCTAGTATTATCATTACTCAGAACCCATGATTAAATTACCGAACAAAAAATACAACACAATAGTTCTTGACCCACCTTGGGACATAACCATGTCTGGCAAAAACATTAGAAGAAAAAAACAAGCCACTAAGTTAGATTATCCGACTATGACACTTGATCAAATCAAGGCATTACCAATATCAGATGTAGCTAATTTAGGATGTCATGTATATACATGGACAACAAATAAAATGTTGCCTTATACATTTGATGTTTTAAAAACTTGGGGTGTGAATTATCATTTAACTCTTGTCTGGACAAAACACAATGGAATGACACCTAACTTCGCTTACAAGTTTGCCACAGAATTTTGTTTACTTGGTTTTTATAAAAAACCTATGCAAAAATTTAAAAAATGTGGGAAGCTGAATTGGATAAATACAAATGCACCTAGAAAACATTCTACAAAACCACAAGAATTTTTTGATTTAGTTGAAGAAATGTCACCAAGTAATTATTTAGAAATGTTTGCAAGGAACAAAAGAACAGGTTGGGATGTGTGGGGTAATGAAGTAAATTGTGATTAGAAAGGGTTGCGAGGGGTTTTAAACAAGCCCCTTTTTTTTATTCTTAATTTCCATTAGACTAGCAATATGGCTAGTAAATCAGACAGTATCTCTAGGCTTGAAGCACATGAAAGAGAATGTGCAATCAGGTATAAAAACATAGAAGAAAGATTAGAAAAAGGACATCATCGTTTTAATAAACTTGATGCTATGGTTTGGGGTCTTTATGGTTTGCTAGTAGCATCAATAGGTATTGATAAACTTTTATAGGAGAAAAAAATATGAGTAATGCCGATAAAGTTAAACAGCTAGAAGCTGAAAACGAAAAACTAAAAAAACAACTAGATGATACAAACTTCTTGTTGGGACAGTATATGAATCAAAAAGTTCAGTTAGAACAACAGCTAATGTTGATGAACAAAGAAATGGCACAACAAGATAATGCACCAGTGCCACAAGTAGTTGAGGGAGAAACAGTAAACTAAAATGGGAAGTCTCGTTGTCAGTGTTGCTCCTTCATCAGAACCCCTTACTCTTTCAGAGACAAAATCGTTTCTGAGGGTTGATCATTCAAATGACGATGCCTTAATTACTAGCCTAATTATAGCTTCTCGTCAATTTGTTGAGGAGCATACTGGACGAGCTTTAATGCCCCAGACCCTTAATCTTTTTCTTGATGGTTTTAGAGAAGATGAAGACCCTTTATTTGAGGGTTTTAGGACAGGGCCTTATTTAAATTTTTATAAGAACTATATTGATTTGCCAAGAGCACCAGTTCAATCAGTTACAAGTATTGTTACATTTGATGATGATGATACACAAACTACTTTTTCTACAGCAAATTATTTTGTTGAATCTACAAGAGAACCTGCAAGAATTGTACTAAGAACAGGCTCAACATGGCCCACCGCATTAAGAGTTGCGAGTTCAATAAAAGTCACCTATGTTGTCGGTTATGCCAATGCAACTAGTGTCCCCTATCCAATAAAACAAGCAATGTCTAAACTTGTTGCAAACATGTATGAACAAAGAGGTGATATGGGTGACTATCTACAAGAAAGAGAATTCCCACCAATGATTATAAAATTATTAGCACCCTACAGAATTCACAAAGGTTTAGGTACAAGTGAGTTAATGGCAATTGGATAATGGGTGTTTCAATAGGCTCAATGCGAGAGCAAATTACAATTCAAACCATCGGCAGTACAAGAGACACTGGTGGGGGAATATCATCAAATTATAGCGATTCTGAGACCATACAAGCCTCTGTAAAGCCTGTAAATGGAAAAGAGGTATATGCACAAGGAAAACTACAAGATCGTGTTACACACGAAATTATGATTCGTTACAATGCAAGTGTAACTGCTAAGAATAGAATAAAACTAGGTTCAAGAATTTTTAATATTCGTTCTGTCTTAAATGTAAACGAAAGAAGTAGATATATGAAAATACTAGCTGAAGAAGGTGTAGCATCGTGATTTTCAGAAATACAGATGCTCTTAAAAAACAAATTGCAAAAAGACTAACTACTGAAGCAGAAAACGAAATCAAAGTAAGACTATTTAGTTCCGCAAATTTAGTTGAAGCTGAAGCAAAACAATCAATACAGAGAGGAGTAAAATCAGGAAGAGTTTACAAAAGACGATCAATTGTTCATCAAGCATCAGCTCCCGGTGAACCACCAGCATCAGATACTGGTTTTCTTGTTTCTAATATTACCAAAACTGCTGTTGAAAAATCAGGGACAGAGCTTTCAATTTCCGTAGAAAGTAAAGCTCCATATTCAAAATTTCTTGAGTTTGGCACAAGAAAAATGTCAGCAAGACCTTTTTTACAACCAGCACTAGAAAAAAACAGAAATAAAATTAAAGGCAAATTTGCCAAGGGTGGATTCATAAAATGAGTATAGGTTTATTTGAATTACAAGAAGCTCTATATTCAAGACTAAGTTCAGACAATACTTTAACTAATACCTTGGGTGTTGGTGTTTTTGACGAAGTTACACAGAATCAAGCTACACCTTTTATCTCAATGGGATATGGAACAGCAATTGAATATGGTACAAAAGATTTAGATGGTGGTGAGTTTACTGTTACTTTTGATATTTGGTCTGAATATAAAGGAGCAAAAGAATGTAAGCAAATAATGGACAGAGTTCATACATTACTGCATAATCATAGTTTAAGTGTTTCAGGGTTCAATCTGATAAATTTAAGATTTGAATTTTCTGACATACTTATAGACCCAGATGGTGTTACAAGACATGGTGTCATGCGATTCCGTGCAATAATATTAGGATAATATAGGAGAAAAATATGGCAGCACAAAAAGGTAAAGATGTCTTGATCAAGGTTGATAATTCAGGTACTTACCAAACAATCGGTGGTCTTAGATCAAGTTCAATTACTCTAAATGATGAAGCAGTAGATATTACAAATAAGAGTTCTAACGGATATAGAGAGCTTCTTGCAGGTGGTGGGGTTAATTCAATTTCCATTTCTGGAAGTGGTGTTTTCACTGATTCAGCTACAGAGGGTTTGCTCAAAGATATGTATTTGGCACAACAAAACTTACAAGTTGATGGTTCAACCGCACAGACAGCGGCTTTCAGAAACTTAGAGTTTTTCATTCCTCAGTTTTTTAAATTCAGAGGAAAGTTTATGATTTCATCACTTGAATATGCAGGTGAGTACAATGGAGAAGCTACTTACTCAATGTCTTTTGAATCAAGTGGAATAATACTAATTACAGCTTTTGATGCATAATGGCTTGGAATAGTGTAAAAGTTTCCGTTGATGGTGAAAGCATTCCTGCAATGTTGAAGCATGATGAATCAGAACTTGAGATTACAAATGTAATTGAAGTTGGTGATTCAATCAAAGTTGGTAAAAAAACTTACAATGTTTTATCAACAACAATAAATAATATAGACAATTTATTAAATATAAAACTTGCAGTTGCAAGTCTTGAAAAAGGAGCTAAGAATGGCGAATCCATTAAAGGGCGAAATAAAGCTAAGTCTTAATAATAAAGAATATAAGGCAAGGCTTACGATAGATGCACTAATGCAGATAGAAGATGCATTAGGACAAGGTATTATAAAAGTTGCACAAAGAATGGGCGAGGGTGATGTGAGAATCAGAGACCTCGTTACTGTTTTGTTACCAGCACTTAGGGGTGGTGGAAATGATTTACAACAAACAGAAATCAATAAGATTGTGCAAGATGCAGGTATTGTTGAATCAACAAAAGTTGTAGCAACCTTACTAGCGACAACATTATCTGATGATTCAGGCGAAGAATCAGGGGGTGGGAAAGCAGAGGGAAAGTAGATAGTTTACCTATCAAAAGATACATGGAAATTTGTTTTGGTATGATAGGTATGCGACCCAAAGATTTTTGGAATTCTAGTCCAAAAGAAATCTACAAAGCTGTCAATGGTTTTATTGAGTTCAACTCAAGTTCAGAAAAAACCGAATCAATGACAAAAGATAGACTTGCCGAATTACAGGAGTTATACCCTGACTAATGGCTAAAACTGTTGATACACTCTTAATTGAGATTAAAGCAGAAACCGCAAAACTTAAAGCAGGTCTTGCAGATGTTAATAAAAAGTTAGATCAAACAAAACAAAAATCTAAAACTGTCGGTGATAGTTTAAAACAAGTAGGAGCAGTTCTTGCAACTTTAGGTGCAGGTGTTGTTCTCGGAAATATTATAAATACGATAAGAACATTTGAAGATTTAGAAGCAACATTACGAGCAGTAACTGGAAGTGCAAAAAATGCCGCATTAAGTTTTGATCTTATAAGAGAATTTACAAGCAGAACCACATTCCAAATTGATGAAGTAGCAAGAGCATTTATTACTTTAAAACAAGCTGGGGTAGTCCCAACAGCAGGGGTATTACAAGATTTTGGTAACTTCGCCGCTGGTATGGGAAAATCTGTTACTGATCTTGCTCAAGCGGCTTTTAATGCTACTACTGGTGAGATGGAAATGCTTAAACAGTTTGGTGTTATTGCAAGACAACAGGGCGATAAAATTACTGTTACTTTTGATGGAGTAACAAAAACAATAGATAGATCAGGTGATGCTATCATTGATTTTCTTCGTAGCATTGGAAGAGAAAAATTTCCAACAGCTATTGCTGAAAGAGCAAATACCTTATCAGGTGCTATATCAAACTTAAAAGATGCTATCTCAGAGTTCTTTGTTGCAATCGGTGAGGGTGGTTTTGCTCAAGCTCTCACTGATGTTTCAAGGAGACTTTCGGCAATTTTAAATAATGCACAAGGTCTTGCAAATGTAATTGGTGGAGTTTTAACAGGTGCTTTTAGATTATTAACAGAACCTATACTTCTTGTTATAGAAAATTTAAGAATATTTTTATCGCTACTTATCGGTGCAAGTGTTGCCCTTGTAATATCAAATATCACAACAATTACAACCGCATTTAAAACATTAGCAAAAACAATACAAAACTTGACAGTAGCTCAATCAATTTTACAAGCAATTCAAACAAGAGGTGTTGCAATAGCGACTAATACAGCAACTATAATTGCGGCTTCTGGTGCCGCTTATGCCGCACTTGGTCTCGCATTTAAAGATACAGCAGAAGAAGGAGATACATTAGCAGAAAAAAGTAAAGCAGTTGAAGAGAATGTTCAGGTAACTATTGACCCCATCAAAAGACTTACAGGCTCTGTAAAAGAACTCAATGTTGCATTTAAATCCATAAAACAACCAAAACTTTCAGTTGCTGATATTGTTGGACGAGCAGGTGGATTAGATGAAGTTTTCAAAACATTAGAAAAGGATTATAGAAAATTCTTTGAACAGAAAGTTTCAGAACAACCAGAGGTAGAATTAGCAGGGCCTACAATGTCTGGCGAAAAATTATTGCAGGTAAAACAACCAATTGATTTTGATACCTTCAGAGAAGAATTTTTCAATAAAGTTTTTAATATGACGGAATCAGATTTCCAAAGACAAATGACAATTGAGTTGTTGCCAGTTGAAGGAAAATTACTTTTTGATTCATTAACACAAATTACCGACAAAACAAAAATATTAAATGAAGAATTCAAAGATCAAAGTCCTGAATTTTTTAAAGAACAATTAGAGGATATGGCAGACTTTTTGAGAGAAGAGTTTGGTTTAACAGTTGATGAAGCAGCAGAAAAACTTTCAAACTTTTTTGGTGAAGGTGAAAAAGATGCTTTTGTATTTAGCGAATCACTTGAAGATGCTCTTACAGCATCAAGCTTGGCTATAGCTGATGAATTTGTTCAAGCATTAAGAGGTGGTGAAGATGCAATGGAATCATTTAAAAATTTAGCTTTACGGATAGTTGATCAAGTTGTTGCGGCGTTCATACAAATGTCAATTATTCAACCTATCATAGATGGTATATTTGATGGTTTTAATACAGATACACCAGCACCTGAAACACCAAGCACAGGGCCTATGGGAGTAGGACTAGCAGGGGGTGGAGCAATGCACTCAAGAATGCCAAAACTTGTAGGAGAAAGAGGGCCTGAATTATTTGTACCTCATGCCAGTGGAACATTGCTGAATAACATGAATACAAGAAATGCACTTGGTGGGGGACAAACAGTTGTTGTCAATCAGTCTGTAAACTTCGCTACTGGTGTTCAAGCTACTGTAAGAAATGAGGTTTTAGAACTTATGCCACAAATAGCTGATGCAACAAAATCTGCTGTATCTGAAAGTGCTGAAAGAAATTTAAGATTTAGAGGAGCTTTACAAGGTGCTTAAAGGAGTTTTACAAAATGCCTAGAACAATAGCAATGCCAACAACCCCAAACTTTGTTACAAGTAGTTTCAGAATTGTTAGGGCACAAGGTATAACAAGCTCACCCTTTAGTTTTAAATATAAAGTTCAAGAATTTGATGGGGTATATTGGACAGCAGATGTTTCCTTACCGCCAATGCGAAGATCAACAGCAGTTAATTGGCAATCTTTTTTAATGCAATTAAAAGGACAAGAAAATTATTTTAAATTTGCAGACCCTGATGCTTTAGCCAACAAAGGCACTTACAGTACAACACATTTAATAGCAGACCCAAGAGTTAATAATACAAATGTCACTCTTAGTTTCAATGCCACCACTTCAGTTATAACTGCTGGTACAGCTTTAACAGGTTTAGCTGTGGGTGATTTTTTTCATATTACAGGAGCTGTCAATCCTGAAAATAATGGAACACATAAAATTACTAACATTGCAGGAACTAATACACAATTTACATCAGATAAAACTTTAGTGACAGAGAGTAGTACAGCTAGTTGCAAAGTAAGGCAAAATGTAAAAGGAGCAGAAGCTTTATCTTTAGAAGCAAGTTCAAATAGTGGTACAGGTACAATTAAAGTTGGCGATTATTTACAAATTCAAGGTACAAGTTCTACAACCACAAATCCAGTTCAACTGGTACAAGTAGTAGAAGATGCGACAGAAACATCACAAGGTGGAAGTGCTTTAAATCATTTTTCAGTTAGAATTGAACCAAAATTGAGAGCAGATTTTGCAGATGGAAGTTTTGCTGTGTTTACAAATCCTAAAGGTTTATTTAGATTGGTAAGCCCTGAAGTTGGTTGGTCAGCAGACAAAGTATCAAATTATGGTATAAGTTTTTCATGTATTGAGGTGGTCTAATGGCTAGTAGATTTGACAATTTATCGGCAACAGACAAACTCAAAATTCAAAAGAATATTCAAGCTGATAAAACTTCTTTGTTTTTTGCAGTACAACTTTTGTTTGATACAGACACAATTCGTATTTGGAATGGTACACAAGATTTATCTTTGGGTGGTCAAACCTATCTTGGTGCTGGTGATCTTTTGAGTATCAGTTCAACTGAGGACACAAGTGAGCTTTCAAGTGCTGGTATGTCACTTGCCTTATCAGGCATGAATGAAGAAATTATTGATCTAGCTTTAGCAGAAAATTATCAAAACAGACATGTTATTATCCACATGGGCTTCCTTTCAGGAAACAATGAAGTAGCAAGTTCTTTTATTCTTTTTAAAGGCAGGATTATGAATATGTCAATTTCAGACGGCCCATCAACCAATACAATTTCAGTTGAGCTTGAAAATAGATTAATAGATTTTTCAAGACCTACAAACCTGAGATATACGAGAGCAAGTCAGCAAAACTTATTTGCTGGTGACAAAGGTTTAGATTTTGTTCAAGCTCTACAAGAAGCAGTGATAAATTGGGGGCCAACAAGAGCAGGAAGAGGTTCAGGCGGTGGGCCTTCTGGTGGTGATGACCCATTAGAAACAAGACAAATATTAGAATAATGAAAAATGACTGGGAAACAATTTTATTCAATTATTTCAAAAAAGTGCAAGATCAAGGATTTGCATGGGGAAAATGGGATTGTGTTCGCTTTGTAAACGGATATATTGAAGCTGTAACTGATCAAACAGCAATACCCAAGGGGATAAGCTGGTCTGATGAAAAGAGTGCCTTAGAAGCGATTTCAGAGCTTGGTGATAATTTCCCTCAAACAATCAACAATGTTTTAAAAAAACTGAAATATAAGGAGATCAAATTACCATATATAACTGTTGGTGATATTGTTCTTTTTAAAGAAGAAGAACATTTACTTGGTATCTTTGATGGCACACATATTCAAGCAATCTCTGATTCAGGATTGATTCCAAAACCAGTACATCTTGCAAAACAAATTTGGAGAATAAATGGGTAAGGCACTTGAAACAGGAATAAAAGCCGCATTATTCGCAACACTTGGTTTAGCAATAAGTGGACTTGTAACAAGCGGTGCCGCATTTTTTACCCAACCATTTTTTACAAGAGCATTACTCGGACAAATTGTTTCTGTTGGTGTTCTTACAATGATAAGTGTTTCATTATCTAAAAAACAAGAAAATCCATTAGCAGATAATTTTGGTTCTAAACTTTCAAAAATAAGTGGGATAGCTCCAAGACAAATAATCTATGGAGAAACAAAAGTTGGTGGAACAATTATCTATGCAAAAGCAAGTGGTATTGATAATGCAAATTTAAATATTATTGTGGCAATTGCTGGACATGAAATACAGAGCATTGAAAAAATATTCATAAATAAAGAAGAAGTAACAGCAAGTACATCAAGTATAAACGGAGCAACAGTTAGCACAGTCACAAATGTTAAATATACAAATACAGATAATCCAAATGCTTTAGATGTCAATGGAAGATTGATTCAGTTTATATCAGGTCTTGGTGCTGACAACCAAGAAATGAACCCATATACGATTGCTCAAACAGATTTCACAGATCAACACGATTTAAAAGGAATTGCTTATGTGCATTTTAAGATGGTTTTTGATCAACAAAAACTTACAAGTTTGCCAGAAATAAGTTTTCAAGTTAAAGGTAAAAAAGTATTTGACCCAAGAAACTCACAAACAGCATGGACAAATAATCCAGCTTTGATTGTAAGAGATTACCTCACTGATACAAGATATGGTTTAAAAGCTATTTCAAGCAACGATTCACTGAATGAGATAAATGATGACACTTCTTCTGCTGGAAACTTTGTAAGTGCGGCGAATGCTTGTGAAGTGCAAATTGCTGATATTTCAGGTACAGACCATAATAGATATACAGCTAATGGTTTTTTAAATGCAAGTACAGCAGGTTCAGAAGCCTTGAATGGTATTTTGTCAAGTTGTGCAGGTAAAGTTACTTATGTCAATGGACAATTCAATATCTTTGTCGGTGTAGCTCAAACAGCAAGTCTGACCATTACAGACGATGATTTAGTTTCAGAAATTCAAATGACAAATTCCACAGCATTGGGAAAATTACAAAATACTGTCAAACCAATTTTTGTTGATGCAGAAAATAAATTTACAACAACGGATTCTGCTGTAAGAAATACAGGAAAAGATTCAAGTGGTAATGCTGTTAATTATCTAAATATAGATACACCTACTGGTGAAACATCAAGTAATTACAAAAAAGAAATGGAAGTCAAAATGCCTTTTGTTACAAATGAATCTCAAGCAGAAAGGTTGGGTCAATTAAATTTAAATTACCAAAGAAGAACAAAATTATTGGAAGTAAGTACAACTCTGAAGTTTCTTGAATTAGTACCCGGAAACTTTGTCAATGTTACAAACGAAAGATTAGGCTTTAGTGCAAAAACATTTGAAGTTCTTTCTGTGACTACAGAAACTACAAGTGGGGAAAACCCTGTTGTATTTTGCAAACTTGGTTTAAAAGAAATAGATAATAGTGTTTTTGCTTTTGATACCAACAATGACTACATTGGAACAACGGAAAATTCTCAATCTGATGATGGTCTAATTGTTATTTCACCACCAACACTTGCTTCTGATGGTCTATCGCAAGGAAATACAAATGACAATGGTACGATCAAAAGTCATGTTGATGTTACATGGACAAATGCAAGTTCATCATCTATTTTCCAAACTGAGATTCAATGGCGAGTGGGTGGAACATTTGGAACACCAACATCAAGTGCATTAGTTGAACCAGATCAAACTACATTCAGAATAGAAAATGCTGTAAGAGGTGCACAGTATTATGTCAGGGTAAGACACAAAAGTGCATCAACTGTTTCAAGTGCTTTTTCAACTGTAAGAAATATAACAATTGCTGGTGACACAACTGCTCCAAGTGTGCCGACAAATCTTTCTGCTTCTACAGGTCTGCCATCAACAATTAAAGTTACTTGGACTAATCCAAGTGATACAGATTTAAGAGCAGTTAAAGTATATAGAAAAACTGTTGATTCAAACCCCACAGATGATTCTACTGTTATAGCAACTATTTCAGGAGAACCAAGTAAAGCATCTACCATTTTTACAGGTGTAGAAGATGGTTTGGTTTATGGCACAAATTATTTCTTTTGGGTAAGAGCAGTAGATTATTCAGGTAATGAATCTGCTTTATCAAGTTCTGTTTCAGGTAACTTTGTCAGAATTAGAGATGATGATTTTCAGGGTGTCGGTGGTGGTATCTTCTTCTTTAATCAAGCAGGAAACAATAATGCTCCAAGCGATACTGCATTCAATGCTCAAGAGGGTAGAAAACCAAGAAACGAAGATATTGTTATAAGTAGAAATACAACAAATAATCAAAGTGTTTCCTATAAATATTCAAATCAAACAGCTAATAGTGAGGGTGGTGGTGGTTCATTTTCAAGCACAGGTATTTTATTAACTGGTGATCTGATTGGTTTAGAGGGTGAAGGTGTTCAAGACATTTTGTCAAATACCACAACTGGTAATCAAGGTAGCATTACCTTTAACAAACATACAACAAAATTAACAACATTTCCGAACTACGAAGCATCATCAAATAACTTGCCACAACTTGTCCTATTCAATCAAAGAAAAGTAGGAGCAACACTTGATACAGGTCTTAATGCAGGAAGTGTTAAATTTTCAACGAATTTAAGAGATTCAGGTACAGGAGCAAACTTAGCGACTGAACAAGATATTGCTGGAATGTTTATTGATATGACTAGCAGAACTGCTGGGTTCGGTTTAGGTTCAGCTAATCCATCTGCAAAAATAAAATTTAAAGTTGTACAAGCTCCAACAACATCAGGTGGCTCTTACAATTTGGTGGATTTATTAACCCTTGATAGACACAATGGTTCGCAACTAGATTCAAGTTTAAATATTGATGATGCAGATAGTAATGGATATTTACATATTGGTGATACTACTGTTATTGATGCAAGTAAGGCTTTCAAAAATGTCTTGATTGCAGATCATACTCCAAGTTCAACCACAAACAGACTTTATCAAAACTCAGGCACACTATTTTGGAATGGTAATCAGGTTGGTGTAGGGGCTATCAACTCTGTTACCAATATGTCAGATAACAGGGTCATAACAGCTTCAGGAAGCAATTCTTTGAATGGGGAAGCTAATCTTACCTTTGATGGTACAACTTTAGCTCTAACAGGGAATCAGACGATCTCAGGCAACCTTACAGTTTCAGGTACAACCACAACTATTGATACCACTAATTTAGATGTCAAAGATAAGAATATAACCCTTAATTTCGGTAGTGGCGACACTTCTTCAAATGCTGATGGTGCAGGTATCACAATCCAAGATGCAGTTGATGCTTCTACTGATGCCACAATTTTATGGAATGCAAGTGCTGACAGATTTGATTTCAGTCATGGTCTGAGGATAAATGCAGATGCCCAAAGTTTTACTGTGGGTGCTAGTGGTGATTTTTCTCTATCACATAATGGCACAAATACCTTTATGGCTAACAATACAGGTATTTTCTATATCACACAAAATACTGATGATGCTAACTTCCTGCTAAGAGCAGATGATGGCTCTGGTGGGGTAGCAAATTACATAATTTTGAAAGGCTCAACAGGTGAAGTCATACTTGGTCATTATGGTAATGCGAAATTAAAAACAACAAGTACAGGAATAGATGTTACTGGAGTAGCAGTTGTTGATGGCTTAACATCTTCAGCGGCAATTACTAGTACCAGTAATTCTAATAGTCTTGGTGGCACAACTTTTACTTCTGCTGTTTCTGGAACATCATTAAGTCTGTCAGCAAGTATTACAGCATCAGGTAATTCAAATACTTTTGGTAATAGTTCTTTTGGCACTATCTCAAGTGGTGATATTACAATTACCGATACCTCACCAAAACTGAGATTGACTGATTCTGATACTGGTGCTGATTCTGATATATCTGGTAGTTCTTCAAATGGTTCTTTATTCTTATCTGCCGATACTAATAATGAGGTTGCCAATACAGTATTAGGTTTTCAGGTAGATGGTTCTACAAAATTTTATGTTGGAACAGATGGTTTCTATGCAATTAGTACAAAGATCATAGATGCCTCAACAAGAAACCTTTTAAATATAGGCTCTATCAGTAGTGGTGCAATAACAGCTACAGGTGCAGGATTAGCACCACAACTACAAATTGTAGATAGTGACAATACTACTGGTAGATTACAAGTAAGTCATAATAGCAGTACAAGTAGTATTACTTCTGTCGGTACTTCTGGTTTTGGTACTGTTCAAATAGGTGGTTCTTCTTCAGGTACAGGCTCAACTTATGCTACTTTCAATTCATCAGGAATAGATGTTACTGGTACAACTGTAACAGATGGGATTACTTCAGATGGCTCTATTGTAGTTTCAGGAGATGATCGGAATATTAATTTTGATAGCAGTACAAAAATTATTGGTGATCATTCAGTAGATGGTTTACAAATAAGAACACAAAATACTGACCCTATTGTTTTCAAAACTAATGGCAATAATATCAGATACAAAATAGATGGTTCAGGTAACTTCAAAGTAATAGACACAACCATAATTGATCAGTCAAGAAACCTAACCAATATCGGTACTATCTCAAGTGGCACAATTACCTCTTCAGGAAATATTGATGTTAATTCAGATTCAGGACAGCTTCAGTTTGGTGCAGATAATGATATGCAGATTTTCCATAATGGAGCAAATGGTGAAATTAATAATGCAACTGGAAACTTCACCATAGATTCAGCAGGAGATATTTCTTTAGATGCAGATGGTGGAGATGTAAGATTTGTAGATGGTGGCACTATTTACGGAAATTTAGCAAATGAAAGTGGCAATTTTGCAATAAAAGCTGTTGGACAAGATACAGATATAAGATTTAAAGGTAATGATGGTGGAAGTGTATTCACTGCACTTAGCCTTGATATGTCGGCTTCTGGTGCGGCAACTTTCAATGATCAAGTAACTATTGGTGGTAATTTAATTCATGCAGGTAATTTAACAATTGATGCAGGTGGTGATATTACTCTTGATGCTGATGGACAAGATATTTTATTCAAAGATGCAGGAACACAATTTGGTTCTATTAGAAAGAATGGAAACAATCTACAACTCATGGCTTCTATCCAAGATGGAGATATTACATTTCATGGTGATGATGGCGGTTCTGCAATTACAGCACTTTCCTTAGATATGAGTGCAGGTGGAAACGCCACCTTTGCAGGTGATATTACCTCAAGCGGAAAAGTAAAAGGCTCTAATATGGAAATCTTAGGTGCTTCTGGTTCATCTGGTTTTCTGTATATTTTTGATAGTGATAATGGCACATCAAATACAGATGGATTCTTACTGCAAAAATCAGGCAATAATGCTTTTGTTTACAACAGAGAATCTTCTGGAAGTTTGAGTTTAGGTGCAGGTAATACATCAAACTATTTGGTTATTGATTCTAGTGGAAATATAGATTTAGGTTCTACACAAATATTAGATCAGAGCAGAAACCTGACTAATATTGGTGCTATAACAGGAACAGGACAAATAACAACAACCTCATCAGAGGGGTTACATGTAGCTGCAGGTGTAAAAATGCAAGTGGGGTACTACACAGGTATAGAAAGTAATGTGTTCGGTTTATTTAGCAACAATAATCATGCTGATTTAGTTGTAGGTAATAACTTAAAAATAGATGGTAGTCACGATTTAGTAACTATACAAAATCATAGCTCTATAAAAGGTTCTGCTTTAGTTTATACAGGTAATGGTCACACATTAGGAGCAGGAGCAGTAGCAATTTATTGTGGGGGTAATGGCTCTGCTACAGCAGGAACAACCATAGCACAAGAAAATTATAATGCTTTTTTTAATACTACAGGACTTACAGTAGATGGAACTATATCAAGTGGTGCTTTAAGTGTAACAAGTGATACCAGTAGTTTTATTAGAAACTCAACTGATAATGATCTTAAATTCACCTTTGTTACAAATAATGCTTCAGACTTTGCACAACTTATTATGGATGGCAAAGATGGTGGTTCTGAAAAGTTTTTAATAGCTTATGGTTCTACTCATTCTTCAACTCCAAATATGTTGGCCCTCAAGTCTAATGATAGTTCAGCAGGTGCTATTGGATTTTTCACAAACTCAGCAGAAAGACTAAGAATTGATGCTTCAGGCCGTGTTTTAATAGGCACTACAAGTTCTATACATTCATCAGCAGATTTACAAATTGTTGGTGCTTCTAGTAATTTTGCCAGAGTTGCACTAAAAGATTCAGATGGTACAAACCAAATAACTTTCTTAGATTCTGCTAATGGTGATTTTGGTATAGTTTCACAAAATGGCAGTTCCAGAGGAACAATATCATTAAAACAATATGATGGTTCAACTACATCTACTCCTTTAAGAATAGACAATTCAGGCCGTACAGGACTAGGCACTATATCACCAGCAGATAAGCTTCATGTAGTTGGTAATATAAGAACAGTAGGAAGTACATACGGAATAAGATTAGATTCTTCAAGTGGTGCAGGGCCGATATTAGAGTTTGGCACAAGTAGTAATTTAGATGCTTATGGCACAATCGGACAACAAGCCAGTCAATTTAGATTTGTAACTTTCGGCAGAGATTTTAATTTTAATAATAATGGCACAACTAATTTACATATAGATGTTTCAGAAGTTGCAGTAGGTATAAATACAAGCAGCCCAACTTCTAAATTAAATATAGATACAGGCTCAGACCAAGGTATCGCTATTTTCAGGACAGGCACAAATGCTAATTTTGATGCTATCCAATTCCGTAAATCTAACAACTCAGACCTTAACTCAAGGATTGGTTTTAATGAAAATCAATTAAGGTTAGATGGCACAAGTGACATTCTGTTCGGAATAGGTAGTAGCTTTGCTGAAAAGATGCGACTTAACTCTACAGGTTTGGGTATCGGCACAACCAGTCCT